TCTGAAGAAACACCCTTGACTCTCGGGGGAGCAGAATTCTTTGTCTTCTGTTCCTTTGAGTGCCTAGCGATTGCACCTTCTTCAATTGACGCGATAAATGTATTATACCTTTCCGCTACATCCATCACGCTAACGTTAGGATCTTGCACAACAGCATGAAGAAGAACCTGCTCATTAACAGCAGGGTACTTATCAATTGCGCTTACAAGTTCCTTTTGCAATTCATTCTGTGCCTTAGCAACTTCGAATTGATGAATCCGACTTTCCAAAGCACCGTATCTCTCATCAGTAACAGTTTCCACTGTACTATGAGAAACAGAATCACTATCATTCATGTAATCATCTAGCCAAGAACTCTTGACCTCAGGTTCAGAATGATCTACAGACCCAGCAACAGGTTGCTGCAAAGAAGCGTATTGCGTCTTCATTGCTTCTAGTTGAGCTTTGAGAGTATCGTTCTCACTCCGCAGTGTATTCCTAGTCTCAACTACACTCTTAAATCTGCCATATGGAATCGCATGACCAGACTCGTCCTGTGTTTCTGTCTCTGTTGAAGAAGAACCCTCGCGGGCTCCTTCAGAGGGGGTAGGATCTTCTACAGGAGCAGACTCCTGAGTTTCTTCTACTACCTCGGTCACCTCCGAGTCGAATGAAGTGTCGGGGCTAAATTCATTTAATGAACTCCCCAATTTGTTTAACGACTCTTTATCTAATAGGCTCATAAATTCCTCCAGTATTAACGTGGCTGCCACGATGACAAAGCCCTTTTTGTCATATTAAATATACCTCAAAACTGAATAATCAACCTTTCCACCCTTTGCCTTGCGCGGTCATGGTTTTATATCTAGAGACTAACCCCTTAGGACAGTTGTATTCCTCGGCTAATTTAGCTATGCCACCCGGGATGTCGTACTCTTCCCACCATACTTTCTCTTTGATTTCTTCAATCTCTCTAAAAGTAAGTTGTGAGCTACCCTTCCTACGAGGTTTCATGTTTGCTACTTTCTCATTCAGTTCTTCCCAGTTGACTTTACTCATTTCATTTGTTCTCCCAAGGAGCTAGCTGATGCTGATTCCCACTCATCATCATTCCACTCCTGTTGATTAGAATATAGTTTACCAGTATTCAGTTCGAATTTTAATTTCTCTGCAAGCGACCCGGGTCGTTTACCCAGTGTCTTTTCTGCAATATAATAATCTGCTTGGTCTAGACCCATCAAAGCTAGTGAGGCAGCGAATACAAGGTCATCATGTTGTCCTGTAGCTGCTTCTGGTCGACCATTGTTGTTATATACAAAAGAATTAATTTCATACTTAAGTCTCTGACAGACAGGAGCAAGCGACATCTTATTAATGTTCTCCTGAATTCTAGACAACATTAGCGGTCTAGTTTGAGCAGAGGTGTTGAAGCCTAGTTTCTCAATATAACGATCACCAGCTTTATCATACGTCACCCTTCTAAATAGATGCGGATAGTTAGCCATTTGGAACTTCTCAATGACTGCCACACCGTGATTGTTAGACTCTATAACAACCAAGGCGTTATACCTATTGGATAGGTCTAGGATGTCTTGTGCGAACACTGAGATAGGTTTATGGGCATAATATGTAGCCACCACCTCCATGGCTAAGTGGTTGGTAACATCAATGACACAAGCTGCAGAGTAGTCACCATCAGGTGAGCCTCCCGCAGTATCAACACCAATAATATAAGAACGATATTCTCTGGGAGGGTTGTACTCAATTAAACCTTCCTGACTGATTAACAATGCCTCAGGATAGGTATGCCTAAAGAACTTGGTACCTGTTGTAATAAATGCTAGTGAAGGAGAGGCGGGATACTCTTGATGAAAGATGTTAAGATCACCAGCACACTTGGTATCAATGGTTTGTCTAACCCAAGCAATCTGTCTTTCAGAGAGGTTATACTCAGACTGATAATCAGACTCCCATCCTGTCTTGTTAGGTAAGGGGAGCTTCGTCTTATAGTTGCGATCCTTAAACCATGGAATAAAGAACTTATCAAAGCCACTGTCTTCCATCCACAATTGATAACCTTCGTTAAGACCATTGGCTGTAGTTTCAATAATGATCTCTGCATTATCAGTTGCTGTCTGGAAGATAGCAGCAATTGATTCTTTAAGATTGGTATAGAAGCAAAGCTCCGATACATGGATTGCATGGAAGGTCGACCCACGAAAATGTGAGGACGATGCTGACGACACCTTAAGAGTACCACCATGAAAGAACTTAAGTTCATTGGTGGAAGACGCGTCGTACTTGAACTGCAAGAACGAAGGCAGGTTCGAATAGAACCTCCGATATATCTCGAAGATATTTTTTACAGCAGGATGAGTATGTGCGACAACAGCGCACTTAAAGTTGGGGGTGAACAGAACCCTCCAGAATAACCTAGCAGCAATTGCAGTTGACATACCCAACTGCCTAGCCTTAAGAGTATAGATCCAAGGATTCGAGTTAAGTTGTTTATAAAACTGTTTCTGTGCAGTGTTAGGTTTGAAGGGTACGAGCTTACCCTTCTTATTGGTTATCTTAAGATATTGACAGAAGTGGTCAAAGTCCTCTTGGCACTTCTTAACTTCTGTTAAAGTTTTCTTAGATTGCTTTGGCAAACTCCATTAGCTCCACTGTGCCTTTTGTACAACTTCCCAGACAGTTATGCTTCCATCAAAGTAGCCAACCACATCACATGTCCAGTCATATGCTGAAGCGGCGGTAGTACCGATGTTTTGGATGGCATAGTCGCTGGTACTACCATTGATTGTATCGGATCCACCCTCTCCTTGCAACGCTACCTGAACACCAGAGATACTGCCCATTGAAGTATCTTGTTGAATGACAATTCTATATTTTACATAGTTGGATGAGCTTGACCATGTTGCATCCAAAGTGGGCATAACGAAAAGATAAATATTGGTATCTGTATACGCAGAAGCAGGTTGCCATTTGATAAGCCTAATTGCATCTGCACCTGATGAAGGTGCGGTCAACTGTGAATTGCTATATTTGCCGGCACTAACATAAAGCCAGTTATTAGATGTACCTGACCCATGGACGGGTAAGTGTGTATTCTTGATGAAAGTATCTGGATGTGTATGTGCACCCTTGGTCCTGAGCGCAGCGCTATTGATGACACCATTGGCAGCAGTATTTGTAATCGTCCCACCAGAAGGTGTGACTGTTAACATCCCATAGTCATCAACACCTAGGGTGCAGTTATCAGTACCATCATAAGAAAGCTGCAACTGCGTCGAGGTGCTGACGACTTCCAGAGGGGCGTTGGGCGGGTCGCTATCCGTACCGATCCCGACGTTGCCAGCAACATCGATGATCATTCGTTGGGTGTCGTTAGTGCCGAACAGCATGTCGCCGTTGTTCCCGTTGTTGTTGATGACAAACGCCTGCGCGTTTGCGGTGGGCAGCATGTCGGAAGCCGACTGCGCGATGCCCATGTCCACGAAAGCGTCGTCGGTTTGAAACCGAACCACAGTTGCAGTCGTGGCACTGTCGTCGCCAATGTGAAGTGTAGTGGCGGGGGCGGTGTTGCCGATGCCGACATTGCCGCCTGACTTGTATGTTACCCTCGCAGCATCACCGTTCGAGTCCCAAAAGGTAAGGTCGTCAGAGCCGGCTTGCTGAATGACATACCAAATCTTACCGCCGGTACCGCCTTCCAGATTAAGACCCACATCACCGGTGCCCTGTTCACTTCGTTTGAGCGTAATCGCACAATGTGAGGTGGCTGTCTCTACATGAAGTTTTGAAGCTGGATTGGTTGTCCCGATACCAACTTTATCAGTACTAGTCTCTAGAACAACGTCAGTTGCGGCATCACCGTCTTGCCAACGACCTCCAGAAATTGCACTTGGATCTTCTAGTGTGTATCCAGTCTCACCGGTATTAACTGTAACTAGCTCACCAGCTTTGCCACTAAGATCCGATGCGACAGTCACAACAGCATTATTATTAATTTTAGCCATTAGTCTTCCTCCTCTTCTTCAACTTCAATTTCTTTCTTTTTAAGCCAAGGGGGTCGGTTGTCAGTATCAGGGTCATCGTCTTTCTTGACGGTCTTCTTCTCCTTAACCTCAACTTCCTCTTCCTCTTCCTCTTCCTCATCATGGTCGTCGTGTTTAAGACCCTCAGGAATTTCCTTAAGGATCGTAAAGCTAATCATTTTAGCATCGGCTAGGATTCCCTCAGGATCCTTAGCTAAAGCCTGCAGTAATTTAATTGCGGCTTTCTTTTGTATCTCTTCTTTCATTTAGATCTCCTCCATGATGGGTTCTTTTTAAATATCCTGTGAAAGGTGAAAATCAATTGGACGCAGTCCATCAGTTAATGACTGGAAGTATGACTCAAAATACCCAGAGTATTTCCGTAGCCTATTGCATATCCTATGCCAACCCCAGTAAACAACCCCTTTTAGGGGTATATATATATGCCTATATATACGGCGATGTATTGCCCTGTGTGTATATATCTAGCATATATGCATATATGTTATACACTTGTTTGAATATATACTTTATATATATGCAAGTTATATGCCAGTTGTTATAGACATACCAATCCTGTAAGTGCCTGTTATTATTAGTATTGTATTAGGTACCCCCCGTAAGAGAGTAAAGAAATGTAGGGGGTGTTGGGGGCATGCCCTTACTCAGCCTGATAGGGGTACTATGTTATGATAAACATTACTTCCCCTCAGTGGCTTTCTAAGGGAGGTAGGGTATTGGGGTAGGTAAGGGTAGGGGGGGTAGGGTTAGGTTGTCTTGCAGGAGCGCTGGGGTA